CAATAAAGTCCCGCAAATCGAAGAAAAACAAACCCAATCGCCTGTATTAGAGAAATACGGAGAATTAATAACTAAACACAAATAAGATGAACAAATTTGAAATAACAGACTACACGCTTTCAGCTTTTAATATGCACTTGGAATATGTGTACGGAGAATATTATTACGAAGTTCTTTGCGACTTTGATTGGTCAGATGATTGTACAGGACATTACACAGACTTTTCAGTTACACCTTTGTCAGGTACGTTTTTTCACGAAACTACAGACGAAAAAGGAAACATTGAAATTACGGACGATTATAAGCAATGGCTACAAGACAAAGTAAAAGAGTTCAGAAACCAAACGCTTTGGCTATACAACGAATCACTAGAGAAAATGCGTGATTTAGATACTGACGAAAAAGATTGGAGCTATTATGGTATTTAAACTACAAAGAATGATTAAGTTCTGGAGAACTAAGTCGTCAGCGGAAACAATAAGAGGATCATTTAATGAAGATCTTTACAGAAGAATTTGTGAAATTAAATTTAACCAACAATTATGAGTTACAAGAGAAAAGAAAACTACGAAGCATCAATGCTAGGAATCGTAGTAAGTTTATTACTAGCTGCAGTAATACTTTTAGCAATTGGAATCATTAAATTAATACAATTAGAATCATTAAACTAATCAAGCTATGAAATACAAACTAACTTACAAGATAGGACTTGCAACAGTTCAAGAATGGATCTTTACTTCTAAAAGTTTATGCTATTGGAAGAAGATGGACTTAATAGAATCAGGACGATTCAATATGGGTAGCTTCTATATAGAAGAATTTAAATTTTAAATGATGAAAAACGATTTAATCGAACGAGTAACATACCTGATTGAAAGAGATGAACTCAACAAACGTAACCGACAAAAGCATAATATCTACAAGAAGTGCTTTCTGATGGCACAACTACGAAAAGAGGAACTAACCTTTAACGAAATAGGATCATACTTCAATCAGCATCACGCTTCAGTTATCCATAATATCCAAACGCACAAGAATCTAATGCAGTACAATAAAGACGAATACCTAGACGTTGTTAGAGAATACCAAGTGTTCCTAGTAAACTCAAAGTATATCCTGCAACCTAGAAACATCATAGATGATGTAAACGGATGTACAAGTCTTTATAAGTTGTTACGAGTTAAAAGATGGATTGCAGAAGGACGATATAAAAATTTACAAGATGATGCAACTTTAATTGAATAAGATTCGTTATCTTTGTACAGGTTAGAGTCTCAAACATAGTTAACCTTAAGGAATTATTTACCCTTGTAATGATGCTGACGTGAGACTCCAGCGGATTTGCGAGGGTTTTTTTATTTTATTTAATTTTTATTTATTATGGTTTATTCAATACAATGCTTTAATGATCCAAGCGTTAATTTACAACTAAGAGCAGATGACAAATTTGTAGACATCAGAATTGAAGATGTAGATTCTGGCGAAACACAATTTATTTATCTATCGGAAAATGATTTATTTGAATTGATAGGTGTTTTACATCACATTCAAAAACAATTAAAAAAATGAGTGGTTGGATTAAATTACACAGGAAGTTTTTAGATTGGGAGTGGTTTAATAAATCCGAAGCAGTACATTTGTTTTTATATATGCTGATAAAAGCTAATCACAAAGATGCTAAATGGCAAGGTAACGATGTTAAACGAGGTCAGTTTATTTCGTCTTTAGGTAACATTTCTAATGCTACTGGAATCAGTATTCAGCAAATAAGAACCATTTTAAAAAAGTTAGAAAAGACAAACGAAATCGAAGTAAAATCAACAAGCCAATTTACTATAGTAACTATCTGTAAATATGAATGTTACCAAGATGAAAACGACACTACTAACAAGCCATTAACAAACAATCAACAAACGACTAACAAACCATCAACAACAAACAAGAATGATAAGAAAGAAAAGAATAATATATATAGCTTTTTAGATTCTTTAATTAACAATGGATTTGATGAAAAATTGTCGCGTGATTGGATGGAAGTTCGTAAGCAATTGAAAGCAGTAAATACAGAAACTGCATTTAACGCATTTATGCTTCAGGTAGAAAAACACGGAGGTAATAAAAACGAAATACTAAAAAAATGTGTTGAGCGTTCTTGGAAAGGATTTAATCACACTTGGATTGAAAAAGAACACGACAAATTATTAGCAATCCTAAACAAATAAGCTATGATACTAAAACAAGGAGATTCGTTACAATACCTACTTGATGTCAAGGATGGTAAAATTAAACAAGGATTGGGATTAGATTGCTTTTTAGATGAACACCTAAGATTCAAACCTAAACAACTAAACATCATTCTTGGACACGACAACGTAGGAAAAACGTACTGGATAAATTGGTACTTTCTTACACTAGCATTAAAGCACAATTTAACCTTCTGCATTTGGAGTGGCGAGAATCAGAAAGGTCAAATCCTTCGTGATATGATACAGATGTACAGAGGTAAACCATTCAAAGAGTTAACACATTCGCAAATCAGCGGAGATCTTGCATTCTTGGAACAATCATTTATGTTCATTGATAACTCCAAACTTTACAAACCTGCTGATATCTTAAAGCTATTTACAGAAAGTGGAGCAGATGTAGGATTGATTGATCCGTTTACAGGACTTGATAGAGAAATGAGCTTTTCTGGTAATTACGAATTTATGAACCAAGCTAGACAATTTGTAAACCAAACAGGAATGACAATTTACATAAACACGCATCCAAACACGGAGAGTGGACGCACAGGAAACCTTTACGCAGAAGGCGAACTAAAAGGACACCTTAAAGCACCGTTAAAAGACCATATTGAAGGAGGTAAGGCATTCCTAAACAGATGTGATGATATGATTGTGATACACAGACTAATCAAGCACGAAACTTTAAAATACAAAACTTGGGTACAAGTAGAGAAAGTTAAGGATATGGAAACAGGAGGTAAACATACAGGAATGGATGAGCCTGTAGTTTGTGATTTTAACAAAGGAATTGGATTTGAAATACACGGAAAAGATCCTTTAAAACCATACAGGGTAAAAGAGCCTTTTCAAGCAAAGATTACAATGACAGAACAAAAGTTAAATGCTATTCAAGCTAACAAAAACTTCTAATGAAAACAGTAAACTCACTCAGTGGTGGTAAAACATCAAGCTACATAGCAGTAAATTATCCTGCTGATTATAACATCTTTTCACTTGTGCGCACAAATGACATTAATTGCTTGTTTCCTGATGCTCAAGTTCGTAAAATTGTAAGCGACAGAATCGGAAGAGAGTTCATTGGAACACTAGAAGAAGATACAATTATTTATACTATGCTTGATTTAGAGCAATACATCGGAAGCGAGATTGTTTGGCTATCAGGTAAAACCTTTGATGAGGTGATAGCTAGTTATAAGATGGCTAATGGAAGTAATTATTTACCTAATCAAATGACACGTTATTGCACAGTTGATATGAAGGTGAAACCAATTGCACAATGGTGTTATGATAACTTAGAACTTCCAATTGATATGAGAATCGGATTTAGAGCTAACGAAATGAGTAGAGCTAAGACAATGATTGAACGTGCAATTGACGGAGTAGAACATTTCAAGTTTAAAGTTGGAGAAAAAAACGGACGTAACAAATGGAAAACCTTACCATATAGAACTGCTACATTCCCACTAATTGAAGCAGGAGTTTTTAAAGATACAGTTGAGGAGTTCTGGAAAGATAAACCTGTTCGATTTGCTTACAAGAATAATTGTGTTGGATGCTTTCATAGATCAGAGTTATTTTTAAAACATATGAGCCAAAGAGATGAGAACAAGTTTCAATGGTTTATTGATATGGAGCAGAAAAACGGATGCACATTTAAAAGTGGAGTTACTTACGAAAAGATAAAAAACCATAAATTACAATTAGATTTGTTCGATGAAGATTTCAACGATTGTGATTCAGGATATTGCGGACTTTAAATTAAAATTATGGACATAGGATTAAAACTACTTTATATCAAAGGACTTATACAAAAGAATATTTGGAAAGTAAAGTTGACAAGAGAAGAATTACAGGAGAAACGACCATCGGCAGAAGCTTACATAAATGGAGCAAAGCAAACGGAGAACGACTTAAAACAAGTGCAGTTAGCAATCATAGAACTTGAGACAGAACTACGCTTACACGGACGAGAAATCAACCGATGTCTGCATATAAACGGAGAACTAAAGAAAAGAATTGAAGAATTAGAACACGAATTAAAATTTAAAAACGTAGAATTATGACAAAGGAATTAGCAAGGGACATTTTACACAATTATCTTGAGGAAAAATTTAAAAACAAATCAGAGCTTCCAATATGGGATGAGAGAATTACAACTACCTATGAAGATAATATTTTAGCTACTTGGACATTTAGGGGGATATTAAAATTTGTATACAACTTAGAAGATAAATTATGAGAAAAGAACATAAGCTAGTTGCACTATGTGCAGTATTACCAGTATTAGCAGATTGGATAGAAGATTTAAACGACCAATCAGTATTTAAACAAGACCTTAAACGCAAAGCAAATATGTTTATGCAAGAAATCAGACGAGTAGATGACCAAGTTTTAAGTATTTACGGAGAGAACCGAGAGCAAATCTACGAGCAACAGGTAGACTTGCAGATTAAGTTTCGTCAATTTGTAGAATCAATAATTGTAGACTGATGCCAAGATGTAAAAACTGCAAAGAAAAGTTTGAGCCTATTCGATTCAATCATAAATACTGCTTAGCTGACGATTGCATTAGAGCTTTTGTAGCTGAGGTCAAAGATAAGACTTGGAAAGAAACGAAAACACGAATGAAGACAGACCTAAAAACTACACAAGATTGGCTAAAGGAAGCACAGGTAGTATTTAACAAGTATATCAGATTAAGGGATGAAGGATTAAATTGTATTTCTTGCAATAAACCAATACGAAAAGGAAATGTGGATGCAGGACATATGTGGAGTGCAGGAGGTCATAGCAACCTGCGTTTTAATGAATTTAATGTTAATGCTCAATGTTCAAGACCTTGCAATAAAGATAAGTCAGGTGACATAAATAATTATAGATTGGGATTTATTAAAAGATATGGAGCAGATAAATTATCTGATTTAGATTCAACAGCACATATAGAAAGAAGGTTTACGAAAGAAGAACTAAAAGAAATTATAAAAAAATATAAAGATTTGATACGAGATATGAAATAATCTTATATCTTTGTATAAACAAAAACCAATTTATTATGAAACATTTATTTAAATCGTTGGCAGCGTTCCAACAAGAAGTACCAGTAATCCACAAAGCTACACAAGGTTATGGATATTCTTATTCGGATTTACCGAAAATCTTTAGCGTTATCAATCCATTGCTAAAAAAACACGGATTAGGATTCACACAGTTAATTAACGAAGGAGATGTATTAACAATTCTATTCCACGTAGAATCAGGAGAACAAATCCAAAGTTCAACTACTATTCCTCAAAACGTACAACTAAAAGGAATGAATGACTTTCAAGTTCTAGGTTCTGCAATCACTTACATCAGACGCTATGCGATTAGTGCAATGTTAGGACTAGTTACGGACAAAGATACTGATGCAGGAGGGGAGCAAATAAAAAACGAACCAAAGAAACAAGCATTAGACTCTAAAAGATTCCAAGACGCAGTCAAAGCAGTAACGGAAGGCAAGATAACACGTGAGTCTTTAGAAAGCAAGTTCACGTTAACAGATGGTCAAATTGATATATTGAACGCTTTATGAAAATTAGATGCTCTGCTATAGGACGAATTATGTCAGCTCCGAGAAACAAATCGGAGTTGCTTAGTCAAACTGCAAAGACTTACATTCACGAATTAGTCTTACAGGATAAATATGGAATCAGAAAAGAGTTTAGCTCACGTTACACAGACAAAGGAAACGAAGTTGAAAACGAATCTATCAACCTAGTAAACGAAGTGCTTGACGTTGGGTTTATTTACAAGAACGAAGAACACTACCAAAATGATTGGATTACAGGAACTCCTGACGTAAACACGGAAGAAGTATTGTTAGATGTAAAGTCAAGTTGGGATGGTTCTACGTTTCCTTTCTTTGAAACTGAGATACCTACAAAGGATTACTACTACCAACTACAAGGGTATATGTGGCTAACAGGTAAACAACAGTCAATGTTATGTTACTGCTTAGTTGATACTCCTGAGTTAATGGTTGAGGATGAGATTAGACGAACGCACTGGAAGTTAAACCTAATGGAAGAAAGTTTAGAACTACGAGACGAAATCCAGAAGAAGCATATCTTTAGCCACATTCCAAAGAATCGCAGAGTGAAGGTCTTTTATGTACAGAAAGACGAAGCAGTCATTGAACGAATCAAAGAACAAGTAGAGCTTTGCCGAGAATATTACAACACCTTAATCAATTTCCTATGAATCAACTAATCGAAGATCAAATAGTAATTCGTGTTTTAAGCCGATTCAGCGAACGAAGTCAAGTAGGAATAAACAAGTACAAGACTACGCTAGAAAGAACCGACCTAAGCACGTTAGAATGGCTTACACACGCACAAGAAGAAGCTATGGACTTTGTGCTTTACTTGGAACGACTCAAAGACGAATACAGAGGTGGCTTATTAACTAAAATGGTAAAGCAATCTGAAGAAGATGGATTGTATCAAGACAAATTAAAACGAACAATGCCTAAATAAACACGGATGAAAATAACAATCGAACAATACGAACATAAGATTATTCACGAAGTACCTCATAACGATGTAACTCTAGACGAAGCTTTACAAATGATTGAAGGACTTTTAAAAGCTACTGGATATTCTTTCAGTGGGAATCTTGAAATAGTGGATGAGTGGGTAGATAACGAAGAAACCTTTAAAGGATAAGTCCCAATTTTTACCACATAAACTAAATAGAAATGATAACTAAACAACAAGAACAATGAAAACAAAATATATCAAGACAGAAGACAAAGAGATTATTGTCTTTGGTGAAATTATGTTACATAGTGATTTTAAACATATGAATCCTATTTCAGCAGGATTTATTTCTTTTGGAATAAACGAGGAAGGAAATCCAACTTGTAGGTGCTATGGAGAAAGTATATCTCTTGGTTTATCAAGTGATGAGGAAAAAGATACCTTTCTTGCTCAAAGTCAATTAGGATTTAGGTATTACTAAACAACAAGAACAATGAAAACAATTTTAACATTAAAAATGCCTATTAGTATTGAACCATCAACTGCTGATAAGGGCTATGTAATTACAGATGCTAACAATACAGAACATTTCTTTTATGAAGAGAATGGTGAGTTGGTATATGATGGATGGTGTGCAGATGCTAAGGTAGATGAAGGTCAAGAAAATTGAGGTACCAATATACAACTGTGATCTTACAATCATCCTTACTAAGGACTTGAATGAAGTTGTAAAAAAGTATAAGCTACCGGGTAATTGGGGTGAGTTTGGGGCACTAACATTTGAGGACAAGTCAAAATATAGACACTACGTTGTAGCTTTTACTGATGCTAATCATCTGAGTAATATAGCTCATGAGATAGTACATATTAAGAACTACATCTTCTTAGGTATAAATGCAAAGGTTGACCTACATAATGATGAACCTGAGGCTTACTTAATTGGATGGTTATTTGATAAGATTTATGAATTTTTAAAACAACAAGAACAATGAAGATAGACATTGATGACTTCAACCGAAAAGCAGAACACATCATTGAAACAGTTGTCAAACCACAAGTAGCAAAATACGAATTAAGTAAACAATTAAATAAACATAAAATGGAAAACAAAGTAAACACAGGAGCAATCTTCAAAAACACG